CTGCGAGAAGACTTATAAGGACCTAGAGATTACCGAAGCAGAGTATCAAGGTAAGAAGGTGAAACTGAATGACCCGATACGAGGTGGTAGTAAGAAGTTCTATGTCTATGTAAAGAACAAGAAAGGTAACATCATCAAAGTTTCTTTCGGTGATACAACAGGACTATCCATCAAACGAGATGACCCTGCTCGTAGAAAATCATTCCGTGCAAGACATAATTGTGATACAGCGAAAGATAAGACAACAGCAAGATACTGGTCATGTTATCAATGGCGTGCAAACGCACCCGTCAATAACTAATTCTTTTTTCCCGTTTTTATAGGGGTACTATGATATCAAGACGATTCTAAAGACCGTTTAGCGGGCGGTTATGAGATTCGTTTTTCCTCTTCTAGGAGAATCTTCTCTCAATTTCTTTAATATATCTTGCTTTCACTTTATTCTTTCCTGTCTTTTCAATCGCATCTTCTAGTTTCGCTTTAGACCAACCTTTGATACGAGGTTTCTCATTACAAGTAAGATTTGGATTTGCTTTACGTTTTCCTGGGTGTATTCTTGCCATATTAAACTCCTGTTATAAAACCAACTACTATGACTGCTACAATAATGGCTACTGCAACTCTTAAAATTGTATCTAAATTTTTCATACTTTTCTCCTTTAATTAATTGGTGGAAGAGGTAGGATTCGAACCTACTAGTCCAGAGGAAATGGATTTACAGTCCATCGTAACCCGCCATCGTTACCGCTCTTCCTGTTATTGTATCTCTAAATCTTGGTTCTTATAAGTACTCATGTGCGTCCTTGAAGAAACCTACCTAAGCTAGCTGAGTAATTGGTCGGAGTGGCAAGATTCGAACTTGCGACATCTACGTCCCAAACGTAGCGGTCTACCAGACTGACCTACACTCCGTAAGTATTCCACCAGACAGTTATAATAAAAATAGTAGGTGATACAGGTAGTACTATAAGCAAACCTAAAAGCGTAGCTAATCTCTTACGCCAGTTTGTTGTTAATTTCTTGAATATTTTTAACAGCAATTAAAATCCAAGTAACCAAGGATTATTGGCAAACCACGCTGTCACATATAAAACTAAAAGTAAGATGCCTAAAACAAATCCACGTATGTAATCTTTTATAGTAATCATGTTTTATTATAATTAAATGTGTAAATTATATTTTCCTGTTTATTCAGTAAATCGTCCAGTATCACACTTTTAAACTTGGTAGATTTTTCAGGTGGTGTATCACTAGTCATACCAAAGTCTTCGTATATATTATCTAAAGATTTATTATAGTGGTCTTGCGACAATTGTATAACTGCATAATGTATAACTTTCATCAAGTCATCTTTATTATGACCTTGTTTCTTGCCATATCTTTGAGCGTACTTTAAGATATTGCCCATACAGAAACCTGTACCATGACCTTGGTCAATAATAATTTCAGTTGCCTGATAGTTTTTAGTTTGAGCATAATGTGATTGATATGTATTATTAATATAATCCATAACATCATTTACAATTACATTTTCATTAAACTTATACTTGATTTTGTTCATTGTCATCTTGTCTTCCTTTCACCATATTTTGTTTTATCATTAATTTTTGAGAGTCAGATAATTTAGGGTCAGTAAATCCTCTAACCTTCTTTTGTATTTTAGTTGGGTCTAAAGCAAGCATACCACAATAGTTTAGAAACGACCAATGGTCTTCACTTTCTTCATTAAGAATCCAGTCGATTGCATCGTCCTTGTGTTTTAAATGCCTGGGTCTCTTTCCCGTGTACAAAGTATCTTCAATTGCTTGAGTTATTACTGCCGTAATAAGTCTTTCTTCATCATGAACCATTATATTATATATCCTTTACAATTTGCGAGAAGTATGCCCAATAGTGGTCACCGTTCTCTGTTACATATCCGATTGAACCTGCATAATCAAGTTCAGTATCGTATTCTTGTATCTGTACACCAAGTTCGCCAGCAGGGTCACCTGTCTTTGTTGCGATTGATATGTCAGTTATCTTACCTTCTCTTCCATATTCACACTGGTTTACATTTACTTTATCGTCTATTTTAATTAACACTCATTACCTCCTGTCAATGCCAATACTTGTATATACTCTCTCTGATTGTCTAACAATATAGGCCTTTTTATTAGGGTCTAATTTTAATGCAGGGTCTTTAACCTCAACATCTTGTAAGTTAGCATCAATACTGAAAGAAATTTGACCTGCAAGGTCAGGCCATTTAGAGACAAAAGCTTTTACAAATTTATCTCTTTGTTCTTGACTCATCTCAGAGATAACCTCAACGAGGTTATCAGCTAAAACATCTTTCATTATTTCTATCATGCAGCCTCCAACATTGACATTGGCACTCTATAAATTCTGCCAAGCATATCAACAAGACATTTACTCTGATTAATTTTAGTAATTATACCAGGAGTCTTTTTAGTCTTTTGAACAACATTGACCTTTTGACCAACCTTTAAAGTTGCTTTTGCATTTAATACCTTGCAATCATTAATGAAAGCAGAAAGTTCGTTAAGTTGAGCAAGGTTCATTTTTTGTATTTCAGATTTTACGTTTTTCATAATATAGTTTTCCTTCTGTTTAGTTTAAGTAAAGAGGACCAGTCCATGCGATATAGTAATTACCGTCAAGCACATTTCCTCTTGGTTGATTTAAAGCAGGTGCATTGTAACCAGAGGCTTTCAATATATCACCTTTTTTAAATTTGCCGTCATCTTCTTTAACGATAAAAGCAAACACACTTCTATCTTGTATAACTTTAAAGTATTTGCGACCATTTTTAACTTGTGTTTTTGAGTCCCAATCAGCAAGTTGTTCAAGACAGTAAGAAGATTTAGCATGACCGTCTCTAGGTGCAGTCCAGAAATCGTAGTTCTCTTTAGCACCAGCCATCATATTCTTGATGCCAGATAAAAGAGAAGTAGATTTTTTAGTAACTAGTGTTTTCATAATGTATTAGTTCCTTTTCAATTGTTTATGTAGCAATTATATCGTAAAAGTAAGGTAAAAACAAGTCTTTTTCCATTAACTTTCACTAGTGGAAATCATTAAGCAGTTTCTAGTTCGTTGTCAATGACTTCATCAATGTTAAATGCATTGATATTAATTAAATCAAGAGCAACATCTGATTCTAAGATTTCTTTCTTAGCCTCGTTTTTGTCGATAAGACCTTTTTTAAGGTTTTTGATTACTGAATCTACGAATTTTTCAGCTTCGTCCCAGTAGTAGTTTTTAGTTTTAGACATTATTTGTACTCCTTTGTTGTTTTTTTCATAATATACACATATTATACAAGAAAATAAGATGTAATGCAAGCGAAAAATGGATTATTCCATGGAATAAAACCTTTATTTTTCAATAATTTAGGGGGCGCACTTTGTCGCACCTAAAAACCCTTATTTTCTGCGTTTTTTTCATTTATATGTACATTATACACTAGAAATACCCCCTTGTCAAGTAAAAAATGGAAAAAAACCCTATTTTTTTGGTATTTTTATCTTTTTTATTACTATTATACAATATTTTCAAGTTTTTGTAAAGCTCTTATAAATAGTTTATATAAAAATAAAGGAAAAATCAAATGTACGAGTATAAATGTAAAATTAGAAAAGTCGTTGACGGCGATACCGTTGATATTGACATAGATTTAGGTTTTGGTATATGGCTCAATGATGAAAGAGTGAGAATTATAGGCATTGATACTCCTGAATCAAGAACAAGTGATAAAATCGAAAAGATTTTCGGTTTAGCTGCAAAAGAGAGAGTGCAACATCTATTAGGTGACGGTGCTACTCTAATATCTAAAGTTAAGGGTGATGGTAACGAAGAAATGCGAGGTAAATTTGGTCGTATTCTTGGTGATTTTAGAACATCACAAGGAGATTTACTAACTTCTAAATTAATGAAAGAAGGACACGCTGTTGCTTACTCAGGTGGTAACAAAGAAGTGATTCAACCAAAACATTTAGAGAATAGACAAAGATTAGTCAATGAAGGTAAAGTAAATGTTGAAGGTATGGAAATAACTAAACCTGCACTAGTACAAAAACCAATCGTTGAAGAAGAACCAGTTGTTGAAAAAGTTTTAAAACCAGTTACGAAGAAAAAGAAAACTACTAAGAAGAAAAAATAATGCAAGGCATTTTTGTAATTAGAGACAAAGGGCATATTTTAGAATTTAGTAATTATGACGACATACCTCAAAGTTTCGATAATGTTATAAGATTTGAACCAACTCCTCCTGAGTCTCCTCATACAAAGGAAGAACATGAAGAGATGGCAACTTATAATGACAAGTTAAAAGAGTTAATGAAAAGAGAGAAAAACTAAAAATGGCTATTAGTGTAGAGGTTAGTCCTGGTTCCGGTTCAGTTGTAACAGAAACAGAAAGAATTGGAACAATTAATGCAACCATTACTGTTAGTGATGATACTGTGTCTGTACCTGGAGGACCTACACCTGTTTCTTTTACTTCTGTATCATCAACAACACATACTGGAATTACTATGACTCCAGGAACATCATCATGTACTCTTGTAGGAACTTATGAAGATTCTTTTACTGACCAATTTAAGTATGTTGAGAGAGGGAGTAGTGATTTAGCAGGTTCGCCCACAACCGTGGTTGGACTTGATAATCTTCCTAGTAACAAAATGTTTTACAATTTAAATCAAGATACAAGAAATTCTGTTACGAAGTCGTATACCGTTACTGCAACTTCTAGTGGTGGTACAAATACTTTTACTGTTACGCATGTAATTAATAACGAATATGAATCAATCAGAGCTGCGGTGGCTGGTTATTATGAAGGAGTTACAACACATGTTTAGAGATATAAAATGCCAGCAGTAACAAGAGTCGGAGATGCTGATGTTGCTCATTGTTCAGGAATGGTCAGGGCACAAGGTTCAGGAAATGTTTTTGCAAATGGCAGACCTGTTAGTAGACAAGGAGATGTAAATACTGTTCATCTACTACCTGGTACTCCTTGCCCAGCTCATAACGCTGGCATTACTTCAGGTTCAGGAAGTGTTAAAGTTAATGGT